CCTGTTCCTTGGCGATCAGCCCCTGGGGGCTGGCAGGACTGGCCCAGATCCCCCGCTTTCCTCTGGGAGCAAGTACCGGGTAGTGGTCTGAGGTCATATTCTTCATGTCGAAAAACTCGTTTCCGTTGATCCGCAGATTGTGATTGTACCCACGGAAAGCCTCTGTTACCTCCCGCCCTACGTTGGAGATTGGAATAGTTGGGTATCGCATATTGGTTCCTCCTTTTTAGAAGCGAAAACGGTTTCCTGTGGATAACGGACGATGCGTGCGCTTATAGTAAGCTGCATAATTATCCATCAGATTATTGACCAGAATCATGGCCACATTGTAACGCTCACTCTCCCCGTTATAATAATGGATTTGAGCCTCCAGCCAGTGCAGATACATCTGGTCATAAGGTGGTGGAATCAGGAGCGTGGTTTCAATGTCGGTTTCCTGGTTGTAGCCACAGAAATTGCAATATCTGTTTCCTTCGTGCAGATCTATAACATTTCTCTTTACGTCCCAGTCAAGTTGCGAAAGCCATGCGATTTTTTCCGCATTGGAATAAGTGTTATACTGTAGTTCATCGGTACGCTCAATGACTTCCCGAATGGTCATACTGGTTACCTCCTATCAAAAAACGGGAGCCACAGCCCCCGTCCTTGTCTTACTGCTTTGCAGCTTCCTTCAGCGCATTCACACGCTCATCGAATCTGTCCTGGGCTTTCCAGGAACGCTGGATCTCCTTTGCCACAAACTCAGGGACTTCAGAGGTCTGCCCCTTGGGAAGCAGGTAGTTGACACCGTTCACACTGACCAGCAGATTCTTTTCATCGTTGCCCTCTGCTCTGGGAATATGGATAGACACACGCTTGACTTCCTTTTTGACAGGAGCGGTGCTGTCCTCATGGACTTCCGGGGTCTGATCCGGGGTCTGGTCGGTAACCTTATCCTGGTTTTCCTCGGGAGCCGTGGTATTCTTATTGGTTGCCATAGTTATTTCCTCCTCGAAAAGAAATTAGGGGGCAGGGCTTTCGCCTTGCCCCCAGGGAATATAGGGTTGCTGCCTTAGTTGGATTCGTCAATGCCGGAGTAGCTGGAACAGGACATGACACGCAGCACACGCTCCACATACAGAATCGTTGCACCGTTGGTCTCGAACTTGTAGCCGATGGTGCTGAACTGATTCAGGGGGCCGCCGATCTGGGACTTGTCCTTGACGATCATCTCCAGAGCACCACCATCAGGATCGATGATGCCGAAGGCATCCTTACCAAAGAAGTAGGTAGCGTAGGTCACAGTACCGGCCTTATTGGCATAGTCGCCGTCCAGGATCGGGGCGAACACATTCTCAATAAAGCGGCAGTTGTGCAGCTCACCAATCTCGCCGTTGTAGATTTCCTCAGGCTGAGCATACTTATGGACCTCGATCCAGTCCTTATGATTGCGGAGGTCTTCTGCAACGGAAGGGTGGATCACAGCATAATACTTACCGTTGATGGTGGGAACTCTGTCCTTCTTCATCTTGGTTACAGCCTTAGCTACCATCCGGGGAGTGAATGCAGACATGATGGTTGCAGATGCTTCCATCTCGGCAGGGTCGGTGGGAGTTGCGCCGGTGACTTCACCAGTAGAAACGGTGATGTTGTCGCAGTACAGAACGTTGGTGTTGGTCAGCAGTGCATCCCGGATAAGGGTTTCCTGGGTTTCGGCGGCAGATGCGCCCATCTCCTCAGTAGCACCCAGGATCACATCATCGTATGCGTGCAGTTCCAGCTGATCGGAAACAGTAGCGTAAGTACCGTACTGATCGATGGTGCCGGTCTTGCTGGACATACCGAACTTCTGACCTGTGGGAATGACACCTTCCTGAAGCTTGGAAGCCTTTTCAAAGGTGTTCCACTTACGCCATTCGATAGTCTTACCCCGGCCAGCAGGCAAAGGCTGGGTCTTTGCGAACTGCGCATAGAACATCTCCACACGGGCATTTTCCAGCAGCTCGGTATCGTAGAAAGTTTTCAGTTCACCGGCCAAAGAGTTGCCGGCATCGAAAGCGGTCACAGCACCGGTGCTTGCGTTAACATAGCCGCCAGTGGCATTGACCAGAGTGCCTGCATCAGCGAAAAGCTGCAGCATGGCAAAAATCTCATATTTCAGTTTCTTCATTGTGTTCTCCTTTCCTTATTTCAGGGGAGAACATCCGGCATTATCTGCCAGGATAGATTTTCTCCCCTCTCGCCGCTGCTCTGCGAATCTCTGCTTTCAGAGCATTGCGCTGGGCAGGGCTGGCCTTGCGGTAATCGAATGTGGAAACGGAGGGAGCCTGAGATGCACTGCCTGTTTCGTCAGGTCTGCGGCTGCCGGACTGGATTGCGTTGGAGATCTGCTGGGCCGTCCTCTGCGCTGCCACCTGCATGGACGCGGCCTGGATCTCCTTCCGATGTACTGCATGGTAAGCATCCTCTACACTAAGGCCCACGCCGGGACTTACCAATCTGGCAAATACAGGATTCTGCAATTCTGTCCGAAGATCAAAGCCAGGGAAAGTTTCCTTCAGCACCTGTCCCTGCATCTTCAGTTTCTGCATGTGGTTGATCATTTTCTGCTGATCCAGAGTACGCTGCTGCTGATCCAGCTTCATGACCGTTTCCTTGGAAACGCCCATTTCCAGTGCCTTATCCTCATATTCACCGGTAATAGACTTAGCCAGGGCCGCATAATCGATATTCTCAGGATCAAGTCCCTGTTCCTGAGCCAAAGCTTTCAGTGCAGGTGCAAGGGTTTCCAGGATCGCACGATTGGTATCGCCGTCCTTAACCCTCTGCTTTACAATTTCCTGAATCTGTGCATTGTACTCAGGATCCTTCTTGATTTCCTCCCAACTCATGCGGGTGGAAGGTTCCTGCTCCGTCTGGGCATTGGTAGTTTGGGCAGCGGCGACCTGCTCAGGTTGCTTCTGTACCTGCTGTTCGGTTCTATAGGCACCGTCAGGCAGAGGGGAAGCCTTTTTCGCCCGTGGCTTTCTGATTCTGTTCTCGGGTACGCCCAATTCCCTCAAACGCTGCTGCCCGGCGTCGGCAGCGGTCTCGCCCGTTGCGGAACCACTTGCAGCACCGTCACCACCGGCGCTACCGGTGCCAGCGGAACCGCCGCCTGCACCCTCACCAGCGAACAGCTGCAAAAAATTCCAATTTTCGTGGTTAAACATGAATGATCCTCCATTCATTTTCTGCCGCTATTTGGTTGGGGCGGCGGGTCCCGTGTTAACCTGATATCATGATATCAAATTGGATTCTCCTTTACCATCCACGGACAGCATAGGAAATGTAGGCAGGAAATTTGTTGGCAAGAATCTCAAAACCGACACAAACAGACACAAAGGTCTGCTTTACGCTGGCCTTAAACCTTGCCTTGGGCTTGCAGCTGATCTCTGCATTGCCCTCCTCCAAAATGGTCACAGCATCGGTCACACAGCCGCTTGCATCCATTTGGCCCACATTGGCCGCCATGGTCTGCGCCAGGATAGAACAGGCAGAACAAATCAAATCCTTGCCCGGTTCATCACTCTTGGCATGGCCTTTTACGGTCAGGCGGTTATGCTCACGGTAATACACTACTTCGATCATGTTACTTTCCCTCCTGTGCGGTTACTCTGCCCGTGGTAGGCTGGGCAGCATTGCTGGATCTCTGACGGGCATTGCGAACCTGTCCGGATTCTCCGGTGCTGCCCCTCATATGGTCACTCTGATACATCTTTCCGCTTATCTCCGCCCCGATTCCACCCATCAAGGCAGATTCGCCAAAGGTCATTACAAGGTCCTGGGCAATTTGCTGCGCCAGCATTGGATCCGCTGTCTGAGCAAAGCTCATTGCCAGCTTCATATAGCGAACCAGTTTCTGCATCAGCATACCGTTCTGTCTGACTTTCTGCATGATGGCAGCCTTACCTTCGAATTCCATCATTTCCAAACACAACATTGCCTGATCCACCAGTTGGGGATTGAAAAAGCCCATCTTGAAAAACTGCAATGCCAGTTCATTCTGACTGACCTTTGTATATACGTTCTTTTTTTGCGCTGATATCTTGATATCAAACACAGGCTTGCGGTATCCCATATCGATGCCGAATGCGTAGCCCTGGTGTTGAGACTGCAAACTGGAATTGGTGTATGTCACATACTCCTCTGTTCCATATTGCCCAAGGATCCTGAACTGACGTGGAAGCGTGTAAAACTGGCGTATATTTTCAATACATAGCTCCACAATTTTCCCATAAGCACGATATGCATTTTGTGTACTGTCGCGGCTGCCCTTGCCGGAAGCTTCCTGCAATGCCACAATAGCAGATGCAGCTGTTACACCGGAATTTGTAGTGCCAGTAGCCGTTTCCGTATTGCCAGAGGTTTCCCGTAACTCCTGAATGTCCAATTCCATCAGGTTCAGATAGTTGCCATCCAGGGAAGTATGATCGATTCTGCGCAGGGAGGTTTCATCCACGCTGCCACTCACCGGTACAATGGGCTTGCTCAGGTCAAGGAAGTCCTCTTCGTTGATATTGCCGTTGCCCTGCTTGAAATACCGGGGGATAGCTCCCACCAGCGTGTTTTTCACAAAGGCGGTTTTCATCAGGTCAATCTCTGTCTGGGGGCTTTTGCAGAGGTCCACATAGCCATAGCCGCAAGGACTACCCTCAATGGGGAACAGCACATCCAGCACATAAGGATAGCGGCCATGGTCATACAGGCCGGTTTTAGACATGGGCGGCTTGGGCTGGCCCATCTCATCCAGGATAGGCTCAACTTCGTTCTCCGTGGCAAACAACACCTGATCTTCCACAAATTTGCAGTAATGCAGAACACGCTTTCCATCCCGGTACACATGATAATAGACCTCGATAATGGTAGCCTTGTCTGCATCAGAAACAGCATCGTCATACAGGAACTTGCTGGAATACATGGGATTGCCTTTCAGCCTATCCTTAAGCTGGGGATATTTCTGCCGCAGGACTTCCTTTTCCACAAGCTCTGTCTGGAAGAAATACCGGCTTTTCTGAATGTCGGTGATACCCGGCTCCCAAAACAGATTCAGAAGATTCACCTTTTCAATGCGGATATCACCCAGGCCGTTCAGCATATTCTTATCCCAAACCACTTTGTATGCACCGGTGCCGGTTTTCATCTTCTGCCACTGGACTTCGGAATAGGTATGCTCAAATTCATTCTGTTCCAGGATGCAGGGGATGATTGCACTGAGCATCTTCGCTTCCTGCTTATCGCCCTCCTCCCGGGGCAGGATATTCGGCTCCGGATAACTCTCCATGGCATCAGCGTGCTTGCTGACAATAACATTGTGGAGCCAGCCAGAACGACTGGCAAAGCCGCCATCCTTGCCAACTTCGGTTTCTTTCTGCTCCTCCTGGGTATTGCGCAGCTTCCACCAATTTTCTGTGGCAATGATGCGGTCATCGGTTTTCTTCTTGCCTGTGCGGTACTTCTGCAGCACTTCAATGAACTTCTTCAGCTGCTCCGGGCCAATGGCATGGGCCACCGGTGCTGCCGTTTCCATTTCAGGCTGCATCTGCTTTTCCAAATCCATATATGTATCCTCCTATCGTTTGTTGGTAAACTGATTGAGTGGATCGTTGAGAATGGTCACGGTCTCCACAGGCCGCAGAGGCTTCACCGGGCGATTCATGCACATATACCGCCATTCGTCGGCAATGTGATCTTCCAGATCGCTGTCCAGGTCTTCCGGCTTGGTCTGGTCATACATCATCAGGGGGATCGTGCGGATAAACGCCTTGCAGTTATCGAAGATGTAGCACCGGGCATAGCCGTTTTCATCGAATTGCAGCCGGTAATGGCACTGCATCCAGCCTGCAATACGCTCATGGTCACCGGGAGTAAAGTACACACCATACTTCGCCGCAGTGTCCGCAATGCTCTCGCCACGGCTCTTATCCCAGATAGCCGGGTCTGCCACGCCCTGGATGTTCTTACCCTTCAGCCAGGGATGCTGCCGCTCCACCTTGGCGATCTCTTCAAACTGCCGGTCGGGAGTCCACTTCACACCCTCGTTGGGAATCTGCGTGCAGCCGTACAGTTCCAGAATCCGGTACATGATTCCGTCGTAGTCGATGGCCCACCAGGCGCAGCTGAAGGGCTTTGCATATCCAAAGTCATAGCTGCGGTAAATCTTCCAGCCTCGACGGTTACCGGAATTCAGATCCAAAGCCTTGATAACATGGGTCCAGCGGCCCTGTTCCTTTGCCTCCGCAATGGTAATACCTGCTTCCTTGCACTTGGCAGCATCCGGCTCCGTCCGGAACTCAGTGAAATACTGGCCCTCAAAGGTGTCCCAGTCGCCGTACAGCAGCGCATTTCGTTCCTTCTCAGGCATCAGCGCCAGGGAGCCGAGGTACTCCGGGTTTTCTTCCAGCAGTGCTTTGTTATCGAAGATGGTTGCCGGAATGAACACGCGGTCACGGACAATTGTCTGTGTGGTGCCATCCGGGAGCCGTACTTCTGTGTTCTCTACGATGGCGGTACCGGGTTCCGCAGCATCTATAAACCGTTGTTTTACCCAGCCATGGCCCACACCGCCTGGGTTGGTACTGGCCCGGATATAACAGATCGTCCGTAGCTTGGATCGCGGATTCTTGGAAGGACGGTTGCGGGAGAACATGTAGCTGTATTCCTCCCAGGTGAAGTGCGTCAGCTCATCGAAGCCTATAAAGTCATACCGTTTGCCCTGATAATTCGTCTTATCCTTACTGTGCTGCATAGCACCGAAAAAGATCTTCGCACCGGAGGGGAATATCCAGACATGTTTGGAATCGTTGTACCGCGCCTTAGGAAAGGCCAAAGGATACAGGGCATGACTCCGGTCAATTAGTTCTGACAGCTGCGGATAAGTCTTTCGGAAGATGATCCCTCGGTAATGTGGGATGTGTACCTGCCGCAGAGCCTCCACCAGCAGGGCATCAGACTTGCCACCACCAGCCGCACCGCCATACAGCACTTCGTATTCCGTCCGCTCCATGAAGCGTATCTGCTTGGGCTGTGGCTGCCAGATTACATTAGGCATCTGCATCAGCCCCCCGTCTTGGCGGCAGCAGGATAATTCCGGTATCATCATCGTCACCATCAGCAGTCATGGAACTGCGCCGCAGAGCATCAATACGAGCCTCACGCTCCCTGCGTTCCAGTTCGGTAATCTCGCCCTTGATAACCTGCAGCTTATTCAGCGCATTTGTCAGCTGTGCCAAACCGGCACGATCTACTGTACCGCCAGGAACAGCCACACGAAATTCCGTGGTTTCCTCAGTGCTGCCATGCTCTGTCTTGATCTTGTGAGTAGTTACCTGCAAATTCAATTCATCAATAGCCTGCTCCAACTTAACCAGCAGCTTGTCAGCTAGGGTGTTGACCTTGGCCGCTTGCTTGGCCTGTTTATCACCGATTTTTTCCACGGCTTTTGATACAGTTTTGATGCGCCACTGATTCCGCATTTCCGGCCAATTTTCTTCCTTGCCCCACTTCTGGATCGTGGCATATCGAATACCATATTTCTCTGCCAATTTCCGGTAGGAAGTGTCCGTTGTAATATATTCTGTTTTGATTTTCAGTTTTTCTTCCACGCTACCCCCTCCTATAGTTCAGATATACCCATGATACCAACGGGCCGCCTGTAAAACCATCAGCCAGTTGTCCGGATTCAGCCCTTTGGCCTTCAGGAACTTCTTCTGAGCCAGGGTAGGTTTCTTACCGCGCAAGAGCCTTCACTCCCTTCTGGATCCGCTCCACCCAGCGGGCCATCTTCTTTTTCCGGATGCCCTCATACTTGAGGTTCACATCCAGCTTCAGCACTTCCAGGGCATTGTAGAGGTCACAGATTTCTTCCATAACCTTGCCCATGGCTTCCTTCTCTGTGACAGGGGTGGGATTGGTTCCGTTCAGGATCCGCTGCATCTTCATGGCAGCGTGGGCAAGCTCCACAGCTTCTTCGGCTACCTGGCCGAACTGGTCAGCAGCGGACAGCTGCTCCCGGATGAACAGAATCTCAGGGCACAGCACCAGGGTGGATGTAGGGACGATCGCTCTATTCTCGTCTTCCGCAATGATAACCCTGCCGTCCTCCACCACAAAGCCCATCTTCCGCAGCCGTTCATCCAGCTTGGCCTCCTGGTACTCAGGATCCGAATAGAATTCCTCGTTGAGGGAGTTGTACAGCAGTCCCCACCGGGTCAGCTGAATGTAGCCCATGCCTTTCAGGTCATTCAGAGCTACCATACCGATTTTGTTTGCCACCAGCGCGGAGTGATCCCGGTGCTGGGCGATGTTGGCGAACTGATTCACCATCAGCCGGTCCTTATACGGAATCTCAGACCGCTGGATTCCGTTGGACTTTTTCTTAATTTTCTTTGACATGTGATTTCCTTTCTCCATTCATTTTGGCACCGCAGTGATAACAATAGAGGTTCGGGTTTTCATACTCATACAGGCCCTTTACAACTCTGGCGCCGCACGCAGAGCATCCACGCATACATGCTCGATAACTTTCACTTTGTCCGTATCTCTCACTGGTTACCCCCTAAATCCTGATAATGATAATTGGTCTCCTGTGTATGCGACAAATTTCGGTGGCTTGTCAAGCATACTCCACCGGAATGTCCGGTCAGTTGGAATCTTCCTTTCATCCTCCATGCGGAATCGCCGGTCAAAGTCATGCACCGTGTGTCCGTCAGCCTTAAAACTGATTGGGCTGTCCAGATCCCATTTCATGAGTAGTGCCCAGTATTCCGGGTAGTCCCTCCACAGGAGCCGCAGCTGATCCACACCCTGGTTATGGCAGAACCAGCAGCCATCTCGACAGGAGTTTTCATAGGTGGGGGACAGCATATCCGCATATTGGCAGTAAAGTCCGCACAGATCCTCGTCAATGCCAAACTCCACCAGTGGCGCCCGTTTCCGTTCGCTTAACTGCCCGAACCTTTTCGGTTCATCTGCTGCGATGCCCAGGTATTCCACGATATTTCTGTCTTTGCGCCTCGTGGGGCGCTCATCAGAAAAGGGGCTTTTGCCCGGATTTTGAGTTTCTGACACCAAGTAACCCCCGTTGCAAGCGGGAATCCTTTGACCCCGGATATGAACCTTGAGTTCCCCTCTGCACCAAGGTCTCCCGAGAAACGGAAATCCTTGAATTGTATCCTGGGCATGTTTGAGTTTCTGGCACCAGTTGTACCGAGTGTTCGGAGGGAATCCTGTGATGTTCCCTTGGACTCTGTGCATTGGCATTCCGTTTGAGTCCAGCTTGACACCACGGGTTCCACAAATCCGGGAAGCCGAGGATTGAGCCGGGCCGGAGTCCGTCTCTCTCTCTCTCTCTCTCTCTCTACTTGTCTGTATTGTGAACGCCGAACAGGCACATGGTAGAACATCTGCTCATAGGTCTTCTTGCTGCCATCCTTGTTTGTGGCGCACAGATGATCCACCTGAATACGGTACATATCCCAGATTTTTTGATCCATGCGATCCTTAAAAGCCAGCACAGGGGGGAGATTAGCCGATATTGTATCAGTGGCCCAGACATCCGTTGTAGTGATCCGGTCAAGAGGAAGCCCACGGGATTTGATTACATCCAGCATCTTCAGGCTGTCTTTGCCGTAGGAAATGCGGGCTATGTATTGGGTGCTATCGTTGATCATGCCATACTACCCCATTGCTCCGCCATAGCCCTCGCAATGCCAGGAAAAGTTTTTGAGCGCTCTTTCTTGGTGTTCTTCCCTGATGTTTGCCATTGGTCATTTACTTTTACTTTCCTGTGATCTGAGGAGCTGACCCATTTGCCTGTCGGCACCACTATGTCTGTCGCCATCAGAGGAGGCAGACCTTTCAGCCAAAGGCAAGTTGTTTTCATCCACGGATCTCCGAACATGAACGGCTGGATGATCTGACTGTATGGTGGAAGACCAAAAATCTTCAATGGTACAGGATTTTCTACTGCAATTCTGGGACAATCCGCATTTAAAAAAGCCATAAAGAACTCCGTTGCAGCTACGCCCTTGTCGTATCGTGACTGTTGAATCTCTCCATTCACCCGTAACCGGCTCCCCCCCGCCTTGCTGAGATATGTGCACGGCGGATGGGCAATAATCAAATCCCATTCCATTTTCAGAAGTTCCAGAGCATCCGCCTTGATATGCCACTCAGGGCGGCCACCGGAACACTCCTGTATATCGCAGGAATAGGCTTCGTGCCCCAGTTCCCGAAACGCCTTGCATACCGCTTGGGATTCTTCGCAGGCTATCAGAACTCTCATTCTGCCCTCCTTCCGGTCAGAATCCAGATCACATCAGCACCCAATTCATGGAGCCGTGCCAGGTAGATTGCAGAGGGGGGCACACCATAACCCCACTCGTTCAGCGTGTTCTTACCGCAGCCAATGGCAATCAGAGCGTGTTTCTTCTTGGGAAAAAGCCGCTTGACCTCAGCTGCCGCCCGGTAGCCAATTCCCACATCAGATCTTTTCACTGTGCTACCTCCTTGTTCCAGTTCACCTGGGCATCGTGCTGAATGCCAAAGCCCTTGGTTTCATTGTTGCAGTCCAGGCACAGCACCCGCCACAGACCGTCACTGCCCATCACATATACCGGCTGATCGTTTCCGCATTTACACGGAACAAGGCGGTACTGGCTGTCGGGAGCCGGTGCAACGAGCCTGGTTGCATTGATAACTTCCATTTTGTCTATCCTTCCTCATATTTCTGCATGAGCATCCTGTAAACCTCACACCGCTTGTAATGTTCACAGCAGAATGTGGTAATGTGAATCTGATAATCTTTTCTTCGCTGAAAGACCAGTGCCAGGCAGCTGTCCTCTATCAGCCCTTCACAGGTGATCTGGTGCTTCTGGCCGTTATCGTGCTTGTAAAACGGGCACCCGACACTGGTCTGGTAAACGCCTGTAGGCATGGTTCACACCCCCTGTTAACAGGTACTGTCCTCTGTCCACCATCTCAGGATCGTGCTGTAATGGCTCTTTACCTTGGCACCGTTTTTGATGATGAAATCAGCCAGCTTGGATACATAGTGGTCGAACATATCAATGTCCATGATTTCCAGAAGAGAATCCACCTGGCCGTCTGACAGGATAACCACGCCCTTGCCCAACTCACCATTCATAAATTTCAATTTCTTATCTGCCGTCGCCGCCGCCTGTGCGTCAGCACCTGTGGCTGTTGTTACGGCTGCG